CTACCGATAAACATAGTGTTATTGACTGTCTTGGGACTTTGACCACCCTGTGGTTTTTCTAGGTCCTTCATCTTCTTCTGAAGATCAATCAACTTATCAGTAACGTCACCAACAGACTTAATCAACTGTCCAGCAACCTCAAAGGCACGAGGATGTTGACTGTCTTGTGCTAGTTCTAGGATGCCATCAACTGCTTCCTGTCCCTTATCGATTAGGTTGTAGAGTTGTGCTCTACTATATTCATAATCCTTCTCTGGATCTTCGTCTGGTTTGACGATATCCTTAACTTCTTTGGACTTATCAACAATCTCTGCTTTCACGTCAAGTGCCTTATCAATAGCGTCAAATTGTTTATCCATTAAATGTCAACTCCTTGAGTAGGACTGTAGTCCTTCAAGTCACCAAAGAACTCAATGTCGCTATCGAATCCAAAGTCATCACCGACTTGGATCTGTGCATGATCTTGTGCCGTGATTAGATTGATCTTGTCAGCAGCATAGTGCTCCTCAACAGTTGTCCCATACTGACCACGGGATACGATAACATTTGTACCATCGATCTCCTCGATCCTCATAACCTCTTGGTTGATTTGGATATATGAGTATTGGATCAATGCAGCAGAACTTGTAACCTTTGCCAAAGTCCTATCTTTCAACAGACTATCTGTTAGTGATAGAGTCTCGTCACTATTGTAATCCTTTGTGGCAGTTGGAGTTACAGTGTATCTCAGATCTCTTGGACCACGACGTGCTGTGGTGTAATCGATCTGAACACGTTTGATGATACCACCAGACTCGTCGGTTGGAACCTCGCTGTAGAAGTACGTCTTGGCAGTAAAATCTAGTTCGTAAACGATTGCACGCCTAGTGTTGAAGTCACCTTCATACTCATCTTTGAAAGAGATGTTGTTAAGAGTAAATGGAATATCTTTCTTTTCATCATGACCCTCAAGCATCTTCATAGTGACGCTGTATGCAGGTTGGAAGAATGGCAGAATCTGCTCAAGGATCTGTAGAGCATCATCCTGCAACTTTGTGGCAAAACTTAACCTAAACCCAATATCATAGGGAACAGGCATGAATACTTTTTTGATCTTATTCTTGCTACTGTCTGGAATCAGGCAGAACTTTGTGATCGGTGATGCTCTACGAGATGGATCGTACTTATATGAAGTTACTTCAAACGAAAGTCTCGGTAGTGTAATAGCAGCATCTCTATCAAAGTTTGGTTGCTGCTCAATGCGTGCCAAGAACTTTTGAATAGGTCCATAAGCAATCGGCACCTTAATAGTGCTGATTGTAGAGTTATCAGAATCGTTCCTATGCTTTACTGTAATATTGTTGAAGAGCGTACCGAAAGCGATTACCGTCTTTCTAATAGTCTCGTTATAAAAATAATTTCCAAACATTAGACCTCACCAAAAGGATTTTGCTCTGTGAAGTCCAGGATCTCGTCTGCTGCTGATTCGATTTCCTGGTTGGTTTCAAAAGCGTCATCATCGTCGTAGTTGATGCTATTTAGACGGTAGGCAACTGTCTCACCAGTAGACCTAGCAGTTCCCACAATGAGTTCGCCGATTCCAAACCTTCCAGTAAGGTTATTTGCAGTGAGTTTTCCTGTTGGTTTGTTCCAAGATGTAGCGTATGCTGTTGTGCCTGTAGATACGCCTCTGATCATGTCTCCGTAGAAGAAGGTTCCTACACCCACGGTACCGGCAGATCCCACGGTGATAGTAGGAGCTGTCGTATATCCATGACCAGCATTGGTGACTTGGATTTGAGCAACCTTTCCGTCTCCCTGTAGGAGGGCAGTACCGATAGCAGTGACACCTCCAGCGGGCGGATCGCTGAAAGTAATATTTGGGGGTAGAACATAGTCGGTGCCTTGATTTGTTAGGGTGATAATACCAACGGCACCAGTCGTTGCGATACCCACTTGCACTGCAACATTGCTACCTTTTCCATCCTCAGTTTCAAACTTAACCGATGGCAAGGAAGTGTATCCAAAACCAGGATCTGTGATTCGGATCTCTTGTAGGGATCTAGAACCAAGACCATTCTCTGTTGTAATAGCAACTGCCTGAGCAACACGACCATTTACTGGTGGAGAGATCCTGACTGAAGGATCAGCAGTAAATCCTGTACCTTCGTTAAGGATTCTGATAACGTGAATACCACCATTAACAAGAGATGTGACTGCTGTTGCATCTGTACCTACACCAACAAGAGTTAGCGTAGCATTGTATCCAAGCGTCTCAATCTCCCTATCAATCTCAGGAATACCCGTAATGATTTTCTCATCTTCGTATTCGAAGGGTTCACATTTGAGAGTATATGTGTAGTTCTCTTGCAACTGATAGAAGTTGCTCTCATGCTCAACGTATTTTACTTCAAACAGAATATTCGCTAAGGGAAAGAAAATAACATCTCCCTCTAATGGTCTGACTGGTGATTCATCAAGTCCAACACCACCACCATCTTGAAGGATGGGTGTGATGTATTCCATAAAGCGTCTTTGTGAGATGACAATATTCATCTCAGCAGTAGATCTTACTCCAAACTTAGTAAGTAGATTATGATTATCGCCAAAACCTTGGTAGTTCTCAATATATCCCTCAAGAGGAAAAGCCTTCTCAAACGATGAGGAAGTAACCTCACGCATGATAGTCTTCTTATTCACATATAAACGTGGCATGTAGACAAACTCGATGCCATGCATACGAATATGTTCATCTACAAGCTCTTGTACGAGGTTCTGTTCGTTACTAGTTCCTTGGGTAAAAAATGGATTAAGCATTAGCCAATCATATCCATAGGTGGTAGTTCATAAGTATTGAACATTGCTTCTTCCAATGCCACTAACTCACGTTGACCGTCTTCGTAAAGTTCACGACCATTTAGTTCTACACCACCAGGGAGTTTAACTCCACGGAACTTCATCATGTTCTGTCCCCATTGTCTCTTCATGAGAGCAGTGAAGTATCTCTTCAAGAATGGATCGTTATAGACTTTAGTAAACTCATTAGGATCTAGTGCTCTGTAGCATTGAATGATCAAGTAATCATCTTGCTTCAGACTTCCAGCGTCGGTATCGATATAGAGTCTATTCTGTCTGCGATTAAATCTAATCTGTTTATCTGGATGAAGAATGAAGTTGATATCCTCTAGATATCTCTTCGTCATCGTGTAGTTGAGCAACTCCGTCGAACTAAACCAGTAGATTTCGTTAAGGAACAACTGATAGTTGACGCTAAACATGTTCGTGCTAATCGCACGGTTATCAAGCTTCCATACTTTTTCGATTCCGATGACCGCATCAGGAATTTGAATAAAGTTCTGTGTCTCTTCAAATCTAAAGGTAGTGATTCCAACTCCGGTGGAACCGACACCCGTAATATTAGCCGTCGTGCTCGTCGTAGTAATGCCAACAACGTTGCTGTCGCCTCCTGCACCTACAGCATCAATAAACTGTTGGTCAACTTTGTACTTGAGATACATCAACTCGACACCATCCATGTGTCGGTTCTGATACATCTGAATAGTGTCGTCAAGAAGATCTTCGATCTGCTCGTCGGCAAGGTTAATCTCCAAAACAGGGTAACCTAGTTGCCTCTTAGCGTAATCTACAAGTTCCTGTCTCGAAGCAGGGTTTGCCATGTCTTACCCTTTTTATATATTTAGACGCCGAACATTACAATATCTACCTCATCACCCGCATTGCACCCAGACCCTAAGGTAACTGTGGTACCAGATTTACTGTAATCAGCAGTCCTCAACTTGACACCATTTACGAATACTTGAATGTATGTTGGTAATGTCTGACTTGCTGAAAATGCTACTTGACCTTGCGTTGCAGTAAAATATTCTTCCTCAGTAGAACCTCCACCAGGAAGGTTGGTAAGACCAGAACCATCACCGACAAATGCATTACCAGTGATAGTTCCTGATGCATCAAGATCACCAGTAACAGATGCACCACCTGCCAACGTAGCGGCATCATTGACAATCAAGGTGCCCATGGTCCAGACGTTGCCGGTATCCGTATCCACGGTAAACCGGTTGCTGCCGCTGGCGGTCTCAATAATAAACTCTTGGTTATCAGCTCTTACTCTTAGAGTTTCGTAAACTCTGAGCTCGCCATTCTCAACGTCAGTGGGTCCGTAAAGAGTACTTGTATCAATACGATAGACCTTTAGAAGATTAGTCCCTGGATTGAATGTAAGTCCAGTGTGATCTACTTGTAAGGTATGATACCGATCCCCATAATCATCGGGGTCTCTATCTGAAAAGAGGATATTGTAATCAGTATTATCATCCTCAGATTCATCAACATATACTCTGGTTGAACCAGTTGCAATACCAGTTACATCACCAGTTAGATTGCCAACAAACGATGTTGCAGTTACTTGACCAGCATATGAGATTCCGGCACCAACTGAATTTTCTGTCCAAGGATTTACAGTAACTGTAGTGGTTGCAACGCCTACAGAAGACTGATCTTTCAGAATAAAAACCTTTCCGTCAAACGAGTTAATAGCAAACTCGCCTCTTGCAATTTGATCTACAGCGGGGACTTTGCCTGTAACGGATGATCTTTTTACCCGAATAGTGGGATTTGCCATGATGCTAAAAAGCGAAATGCGTGTAAAGACACGTCTTGTAGTAGAGGTATTTATCTGGTATAATTAGTGTGTATCATGACTGAGTTGTGTGAAAACCCTTGCTATTCTTACTGGTCCTCAAGGATCAGGTAATCACCTTTGGTCCAAGATCTTTTCTCTACATGAGGATGTTTTTGGGTGGAAGAGTCTACTTCAGAACTACTGGGAAGCACATCGTCTCACAGAACCCTTTGCCGACTGTTGGAAAAACACAGAACTTCTGAAGGAGTTTGATTGGAGTCAGTCCGATTATTATTTTACTAGCATCAGTGTTCCTCTGGGCATTAAAAGTAAAGGTACAAAGTGGTGCCCTAATGTCCCAGCATTTACAGAACAAGCAGAAGCATTGGGGATTGATGTTAAACATTTTGTTATTGGAAGAGATCAAAATATTCTAAACAATCAACAGACTCGTCTCCGTGAAGAGAGCACAGTTCGTCACTTCCTTGACCAACTGCCACGGATGAAGAATCCCACATTCCTTAGTTACGAACTTCTATATCTCTACAAGCAAGAATATCTCAAGTCACTCGATGTAGGATTCCCTATTGCTTGGTATGATCCTCGTGTAGACACTATCCTTGAGCGTGATGCCAACGCCAAGTATGTTAGTTACGTTGAAGAAAATCCTCTAGACGACTGCAATAAAACTGGTGTTCCTGCTATCTGGGATCCAGCGACACCGGTTATCGGTGGTCCACAACCAGAAAAACCGGAAAAGACCGAAGGTTGTTGTTAATGAAACCAAAACTACTTTTACTAACAGGACTCGGTTGGGCTGCTACGAATCCTTTATACAGAACTTTGAAACGAAATATTCTGTATAGTGGACACTGCAAAGAACCAGAAACACTATACTGGTTGTATACCCGAGATAAAACCCCCCAGTTTTATGAGTACCAAAGAAGTAAAAAGTACGAGCATCTTATAGCAACGAAAGGAGCGAAGTTTACAGATACTCTTCCAGAAAATTTATTTTCATACGATGCTACAATAGATGATTTTGTAGATTACTATACAAGATTATATGACAATCCAAAACGTAAATCACGTCCATACGTAACTGACTTTAGCAATCACAATGCAGATATATCTGCTGAGTTTATATCAGAGATTGCTTCAAAACTCAAAGATAACTTTGATGTAAAGGTTCTGATGATTGTGAGAAATCCAGTCAGAAGAAGTTACTCTATTACCTCTGCAATG